AGACTGAATATCTTCAAGTTCTTTCTTGAGTTTTTCCCTTTCCTCATAGGTTTCCCACACATGTCCTCTACAGACTTTGATTTTCTCTTCTATATCATCCATCATCTCTTCATTTTTCTTTTTGATGTTGTTGATATAATTAAAAGTCAATCTTTCCTTTTCCTTGAGTACCTCTATCTTGTTCTCAAGTGTTTGATGGCGAATCTTCATTTGAGAGATCTTTTCTTTGAGAACTACATTCATCTCAGAGAATACTCCGATGTCAAGAATGTTCTCGATGACTGCACGACGATCGGCGGCTGTCAACTGCATGAAAGGCACAAATGATGCTTTACCAAGAATCACTACTTGGGTGAATGACTTATAGGTCATGTGAAGAATGTTTTCCTCCAGATGCTCCTGATAATCTTTAGTCTTGGAGGATTGGTTGATCAGATTTCCATCTTGGTAAATCTCAAACACCTTTGGTCCAAGACCGCGGCGTATCATATAAGGAACCTTGTTTATTTCAAGTTCAAGTTCAACCAGACAGTCTTTTTTATTTACAGTGTTGACAAGTTGAGGAATGTTGATGTTTCGAAATGGCTTACCGAATAACGCAAAAGTGATGCTATCGAGCAAGGCAAACGACTTGCCGTTTCCGTTGCTTCCACACACCAACGTATTTGGCTTCTTGTCAAGTTCTAGTTCGGTGAACGTATTGCCGAAAGAACCAAAATTTTTAAAACGAACTTTCTTGAACGTGATCATCTATGTTGACTCTCGATGTATATGTCTTTGATCAATGACTTTAATTTAGTCTTATCTTGAGACAATTCCATATTGTCTATTTCCGTACCAATAAGACTGAAGGTGTCTTGGGACAGATCGACATTTGTATCAGTTGATTCTTCCTCATGACTATCTTCCGCTATGGTAATACCATAAACACCAATATTATACAATTTTTCCATCATCTGATCAAGGACAGATTGATGTCTTTTTTGTTTCACAAATATCTTGACAAAGCAGTTCTTCGCTTCTGTGTAATCGGCAGACAATATTGATTCTTTGTTTTTGCCAGTATCATCATAGATGTACTGGCGAAACATTTGTCTTGGATTTTCAACAAATTCAATTTCACCGGTTGATGTGTCCAAAACATGGAAACCCTTCTGTTCGTTCAGATCACTCATGTATAGTTGGTAAGGGGTTCCAAAATATGAAATATTGTCTTCGTAACTGCGAATGTGAAAATGTCCCGACATCACCATATCATACTTTTTAAAGAGACTTGATGGCATGCCCCCTTCATGACGAATACCCCTCAGCACTTCTCGACCGTCTATTTCGAAGTGACCAGCCAAGGTCCTACAAGCAGCGTCCTTGATGAATCTCTTAGATTCCTCAACGTTCTCTTTGGTAATCCATGGCATCATACCGATGCAATATCCATCATAGTCCTTTATAACTGGTGCTTCAATCACATTTACGTTATCAAAGCATGCAAATATTTCTTTGGGTGTATTGATTGTGTTTGTGTTTTTGAAATAACAATCATGATTACCAAGGATCAAATCCATGTGAATCCCTTGGTCTTTCATCGGGGCAAGGATCTTTTTTCTTGTTTCTGCTAAAATATTAATGTTTATATATTTTCTTCTATCGAAGAAATCTCCCAGATGAAGAACTTCATTTATATTCTGGTTCTTACAATAAGGGAAAAAAACATCACGAAAAAAAGAAACAGAATTCTCAAAAAAAATGGGGGAATCATTTCGAATTCCGATATGGGTGTCGGTTATGATCGCAAGTTTCATTTTTTCTTTGTCTTTTTCTTTTTCTTCTTTTTCTTTTTTGTTCCGGATAATCTTTCCATATCCGTCTCGCTTAACTGAAACACATCCATCAATGGATTTTCTGTTTCCTTATTTCCCTCTTCAAGGTAGTTTTCCCGGAACCACCTGTGCATTGTTCCATCATCCATCATTTCGGTTGCCTTTAATTTGACGTATGCCTGTTTCTTTTCTTTTTCTATTCTTCGTAAAAAGGCAAAGTAAATTATTTGAGTGAAATATGAAAATGGATTTTTTGATTTTCTAGGATTAAAATTATGGGCATACATCAGGCAATTTTCTATGCCGTCGCCCACCATTTCCTCCCTGTAGGGGTAGTTTGCAAAATTTGGCTTTTGAGACAGATGTTCGGCTATATTGAGTATACAAGTTCCGATATAATCTGTAACTGGTGGTCGTGGATCGCCACTGTTTTCAGCGGCATCAACTATCTTTTTCCACGCCACCATTTGTTTGTAAAATTCTTTGTTGTCTATGTAATGATTGGTTTTTTTTGGCATGCCTTATTATAACACACAATCCCTTGAATATCAAGACTCTTGATCTTGTTTTTTACGGGAGATTGTTCTTGACAAGAATCAGCAACACCTTTATAATTTCCTTGTCGGGATTCAATGACATGAACCATCTAAGATCATTTGTAATCTTCAGAGGATAAGTCAGGATTCCAATCTGTCCATCTGTTACCGAAGTCCTTATGATTCTTTTGGTCTCCGGTATACTTGGAAGAGTTTCCCTCAGAAAGTCCTTTCTTTGGAGCTTTCTTGCTGGTGGGAGGAAGAGGTTTCTTTTTCTTGCTCTTCTTTATATCTTTGTACATCTCACCAAAAACCTCCGGATCAATGATGTCCGATTCTATCAGATCGATTAACATTTCAGGAGGAAACATCATATTCATGAAAATCATGTCTTCTTTATTTTGTTTATCTGGTGTTTTATTTTCATCGACCTTTTTAATGTCTTTTAACATGTCATCGAGTTTTTGAGTATTATCTGACAAGAACTTCATCATTTTCTTGAATTCCTCATCCTCGTCAATTTTTGCTTCTTTTTTAAATTCAGTTAACTTTGATTTTGTATCTTCCTTTTCCTTTTCGGTTTCATATAAAGAAACTGCGTCAGGATTTGGATTTATGAATGATACTATATGATCTTTTGGAATGTCAATGCTGTTTTCAACACTCAAAGGGATCCAATTTTTCATGACAAGAATTTCTTTTGGCACACCATAATAATCTTGAATCATCAATGAACGGAAACACATTGGTCTTTCCACGGTAATTTTTTTATCAGTTGAGTTTGCAATTCGTGCAATTATTTCCTCACCGCTTCTCAACTTCATTATTTTGTATCGTGTTTTTTGTTCCATGCCCATCCCTTTGCAAATTTATTGATATCAGACGATGCACGAATCTCTCTTTAGTATATATCCTGATCCTCTCTTGAAGGTGCTTGTAGGTATGGTTCTCATATTTTTTGTACCTAAGATCGTCGGATATGTCATATATGACCACGTTTTCCTTTGTTTCACTTTTTCTGAGTCCTCTTCCAATAGATTGTAAAACTCTAATTACGGATTTTGAAGGAGAGGCAAATATAATATTGTGAATATTTCGAATGTTGATACCAGTGCTTGTAGTTCCGTAACTGGCAACCATGATCGAATTATTTGATTTGTCAACTATCTTTCTTATCTGTTCCCGTGTTTCTGTTTCCGTCTTGCCAGAGACGAAATGCGTTTCTTTTGATGAGTTCTTCATCATCCCAAAAAGCGGTATGCCTTGCTTGCTCACATAATTGAACAGAATCAACGTGTTGCCCTTCAGTTTTTCCGCAAGGTCCGCTATGAATTGATTTCGTTTCTCGTTTGTCACAATCCATTCTATCTCCTCCTGATAAGTTCTTCTTTTTAATAATAAACGATCATGATCTGAGTGATTGATTTGCAAGCACTCAACTTTTAATTCAGACAGTATGTTTTTATCGATTAGATCTTTGGTGCTTGTTACTTTGTAAACAGGCCCAAATAATCCTTCAATAATTAACTTATGGACATATACGTTATCAAGTGTTCCTGTTGTTCCTATCCTATAGGGACAACTTTTTAATTTGGTCATCAGCGTAACAAGCGATTGACTGCGATATTGATGACACTCGTCTCCAACAACGACAGAGAATTGATCGAACCATTCTTTGTGTTCTCGGAAAATACTTTGCCAAGTTGAAATAACTACTCTTTTTGATGTTTCTTTGCTTCTTCCAGCGTAAATTCCATGACAATTTTTGTCCGCTCTCCATTTTGTATTTTTTGAGTATTCCGCAAAATCCGATATCATTTGTTGGACAAGACCTGTAGTCGGAACGATTATAAGAATTTTTGTGTGACTCGGTAGAGTGTCCAGATAATACCGTATCAGGGAGTAAATTATCATACTCTTTCCAGAACCGGTCGGAGACAGGAGAAGACATCTCTTTTTTCTTATGGCGTGGTGTATAGCATCCATTTGGTAATCGTGAACATCCACAGGTTCTCCTCGTACATGAGGACGGACGAATTCTTTTAGAAATTTCCATAAATTATCCTTTGATATATTTGCCTGTTCTTCCTTGAAACCATCTACCGAATAATTTCTATCTTTGCAAAATTTTATAACGTAATCGATCAATCCACGGTAAATAAGGTGCTTATGTGCATTTAAAAGGTTTATTCTTCCATTCCATACCCTATTTCTATAAGCAGGCATGAATTTATGGTTAGGAACTTCAAAACTGAAAAATTGGCTCATCTCCTTGATGACTGATTTTTCAGCATTGATACGGACGAAAACGGAATCAACCGCTTCTATGTTCACATGTTCCATATCAGTATTTATTGTCCGTTCGCAAACTTCTGCCAATCTATTGCTGCACGAATTGACCATTGACGATTGGATATGACTTTAACCACATTTTCGACATAATCAACAATTCTACAAATTTCTTTATATTTTCCTTCTATCTCAAGTAGGTCAGAATCCGCATCCATTATTCGATCAACATCAGTTCTCAGTACGTTTAGTTCAAATTGCTCCCACCCAAATTTTTTGAGATCTTCCTCGGACATTTTGCCAGTATAATATAACCATTTGTCTTTTTGAAGACTTTTTAGTTCTCGTTCTAATTTATCTTTTCTGTTTTTTAATCTCAACAAAAGCATTAAATACTTATTGTGCAATTGAGGAGTTTTAAGTGATTCTTCGTCCAGTCGAGTTTCATCTATTTTTAGATCATTTTCAATCGATTTAAAATCAAGTTCCATAATATAAAATCCTTTTTCAACACGTTACACCCACAGGCACCAATTCATAGTAAGAATACGCAAAATTAACGGTACAAGTTATTGGTTCATAAGTTGTGTTTTGTGTGGTAAAGTTGATTCCACCTAAGTTTTTTGGCCACACATAATGAAACTTAGCACTCAATATTGGTTTATATGCGCTGTTAGTCACCAAAAGACTTGCAGTGCTAAAAACAGCATTTTGGTCATCATAATCTAGTTGTCCTTCTGTAGTCATCTCTTTTAAATTTCCAATACCTTTCATCCATTCATAAATTGAAATCCAATTTGACATGTCGGAATTGACCAAGAAAGATATCTGAAGATCATCAAAGTAATAATTTTGAGCCGGTATTTTTGGATAAGTTCCCAATGTTATTGGTTGATTGATTGATCTTGAACTTATCATCGGCAAATTTGCAGACTGAACAAATAAATTAAATTGAGGTAATTTATCAATACTAAAATAGTAATAATTCGATGCTAAAAGATTGGCATCTTTAGGACCATTTTTTACTGTATTATCGGTGCAATCGTAGCATACCATACAAGTATGTATGACCAATAGAAAAGGGAGGCATTTCTGCCTCCCTTCTCTCAGTCAGAGTTAATCTGATTTATCAACCCATTCCTGCGCCCAAGGTCAGACCCATACCGTGGAGGTTGTCGATCTTGAGTAGACGGTAATATTGATTACCGGTGCTTGCACTTCCCTTGGCAGCTAGGTCAACTTCCTCAGCAAAAGGATTGGCGACCATGCCGTAGCGGGTCTTGAAGCCAATCTTCGGTTGGAAAGTGTCTTGACCAACTGCACGGAACATTTGCAGCGGGACGTAGGGGCAGTAGAACAAGCCTGCATCGTATGCAACTTGACCCTTGTATCCAACGAGGGCGAAGTTAACGCCGGTTGGAGCGTATGGATCGATGAAGACGCGGAACTTGCCGTTAAGGACACCTGCGAACACGTTACCGGTATCGTCAACTTCGAGGTTGACATTGAGTGCCGGTGAGATGTTGAGGTAGCCACCCATGGCGAGAGCTGAAGCAACGTCTGAGCTGCAGATAACGAAGTTACCCTTGCCACGACGAGTTTCCTTGGCGATCACGTTTGCTTCTCTTTCGAGTTGGAACATGAGACCACGGAAGCGTTCAGCTGACCAACGACCGTCTGAGTCGTAGATAAGATCGTAAGTACCAGCAGTCTTGAGATCAGGGCTCTTACCACCTTGTTTGGCTGAACGGTAAACTTGGTAAAGAACTTCACGATTGATTTCGTGGAGGATCTCTTGTGAGAGAATGTTAGCAAGTTCAGTTTCAGCATCGAGACCGTGAACTGCCTTGAGGTCTTGGGCGAGTTCGGTGGTGTATTCTGCTTTCAAAGCACGGCTACGAGCTTCGACTGCGAGACGTTCGATGGTGAATGACATTTCTTGGAAAGGTCTATTAGTTGCATTTCCGAGGTTTTCTGCCTCAGAAGTCAACATGCCACGGAAAGCGTTCCACGAACGAGCAGCGGTTGCACCATTGAAAGAATCGTTACCTGCATCCATATCACGAACTTCGAATGGACTGAGGTTTTGGCTTTCGAGGGTAGCAGCACCGGTAATACCACCGATACCAGTCTTGCCGTAGGTATTACCACGACCAGAGAATGCTGGATATGGAGCTTGGAAGAGAGCTTCGTTGACGTTGCGAGTGGTGGCAACGCCATCGGTTCCAAAGCTGGTGCTAGCCTTGAAGTCGCTCTGAGTGCCGTAACGTGAACGCATCGCGAAGATGAGTCCGGTCGGGGCAGTCATTGGCTGAACGCCAGCAATATCGTAGGCAATGAGGTTAGGCATTGCGCGACGAACAAGGCTGATCAGCACTGGGCTGTAGCCTGCGAGGGCGTTGTTGGCTGAGCCAACTTGCGGATTGAGGAATGCGCCACCCATTTCATTGCCATATTCGGCAAGGAATTGTTCTTTGAGAGCCTTTTCTTGGTTCTCAAGAAGAACTGCGGTGCAACGCTTACGGTGATAATCGCCGATATTTGGGAGTGCGTCGTGTTCGAGCACGGGCTCCCACTTTTCAACGAGAGTGTCATACGGGGTAGTATCTGCAAAGTCCATCTTTTTTCTCCTTTTGTATTAAGTTAGACTTATTTTTTTGCTTGTCTGCTAATGACATTTAGGTAAGCACCCATAGTGTCATTTGACTGTGAAATTCTTTGATCGGTTGATTCCTGAAGAGAATGAACAATTTCTCTTGATTCATTCATCGGAACTTGACGGAAGTAGCTATCTTTGAGTATAGCTAATTTTTCTGCATATTGTTCGATGCTATCGTATTGAAGACCTTCAGCCAAGGAAGCAAGTTTTTCAACTTGGGTGTCGGTAAGATCTTCGGCAATCTTTATGAACACAAGACCTGCTTGTTGTTCAACAAGAGCTTTGCGAAGTGCAATGTTTTCTTCGATGGTTTCATTGAGTTCTTTTTCAAGTGCATCATTGCTAGTGTTGATGCTTTCTAGAACGTCAACCTTTCCTTCAGGAACAGAAACATAGTGGGATTCAAAAAGTTCTTTCAAGCCACCAAGGAAGGATTCTGCAATATCCATACGGATTCCTTCTTCGAGAGCCAGTTTATTCTCGCCCATCCATTCTTCGATAACATAGTTCAAGTAATCGTCTAGTTTCGAGGCAAGACCCTCAGAAACGGTTTGAACTTGTTCGGCTAGAGCAGCGTTGGCTTGTTCAGCCAAAGCGTTTGCAATAAAATTAACTCTTTCATTGACAGCGGCTTCAAACACAACTCTTATTTTTTCTTTGAATTCTTCAGTCAAGCCTTCACCATCAAAGATGGCATCGAAGTCAAAACCTTCTGATGCATAAGAAGGGGCTCCGGGAGCTGCAGCAGCTTGACCTTGGCCCTGTTCTTCATCTTTTCTTTTCTTGGCGGCTTGTGCTGCCATAGCAGCCATACCTGCTGAATTCACGACTGCCATCGGAGCGGGTCTTGAATTAGGTGCGAGTGAAGCCATGTTCATTTGAGCCACACCCGGTGCAGCTACTGGTTTACTGAACATCGAACCTCTACCAGAATAGTCAGAGTCTCCTCTGCCTGAGTAATCTTGAACGTCTTGTTGAACGATATTATCCATTTTTAGTCCTCTTTTAATGGTCAACTTTTATTTATACAAAAGTTATTTTCTACCTTTTGAAAGTCTATTCATAAAGTCGGTAAAAACATTAACTGCAGTTTCTTGTAATTCGCGGCTTGGGGCTCTTTTTATAGCATTTTTATAATTTTCTATAACTTCTTGTTTAAGAACACCGTTTTCCCAAACCCACTCTACACCTTCCATTATGCCATTCACGAAAGCATTTGGGGCGGATGGGTCGGCAACAATGTCAACAGCCGAAAGCATAAAGTCTTTTTGAACTTCCTTATATCCACGATTTTCCTTTAGGCTTCCCATTCCACGGGAAGACACTCCTAACTTGACACCAGATTCGATCAGACTTTGGGCAATTTGCCCACAAGGTGTTTCCAGAAGTTTGGCTTTGCCAAAAACATCCTTCCCTTCCATTCTGAGATCGGTGATTAAGTGCGAAACTTTATCAAGATTGACAGTTGGTCCTGATGGGTGGTTTAGTTCACCGAGAGCGCGTCTTTCCATGACGTATTTTTTATTATATCGATCAACTTCACCCTCTAGAATTTGTCTAGGATATACTCTACCGTTACGGTTGACTGTATCGGATTGCATGAAAACGCCTTCGATGGCAAATTTCTTCTTTCCGTTTTCGGTCCCCTCTACAACGTAGGAAACCTCTTCATTCATTTCCGTAATTAGCTTCATTTTTTCTTGCCTTTGTTATGAGAATTTATATCGAAGTGAAAGGTTTTTCCGCCTTTTTTAGCGGTTTCTTCTTCCTCATCCTCTTCTTCCTCTTCTTCTTCGTCATCCTCATCTTCCTCGTCTTCCTCTTCCTCATCTTCTTCCTCGTCTTCTTCTTCCTCTTCCTCGTCTTCTTCTTCTTCTTCTTCATCCTTCTTTTTTGCTTCTAAAACTGCGACGATGTGAGAAGCGGCAATACCTATTTCCTCTTCGCTCAGTTCTGTTCCTAATTTTTCTTCTGTTTCAGTAATAACTGAGGCAATGTAACCCTCAAGAGTTGTATCTTCGGTTATTTTTTGTGTATTAAATACTTCGGCAACAACATCTACCGTTTTTTCTTTAATTGCTTCCGAGAGAAGAGAATATAACATTTCATTCAATTCTGAACGGAATTGAACATGGTTTTCGGTCGCAGCCAGCTTAATAAGGTTTAAACTACTCATCTTAGAGTCCTTTCGGTGTATTTCTTAGAAAATTGCAATATTTTATTGTATTCTGAAAAATTCTCAGACATCAGTTTTCTCATCTTATCCTGATTAATTCTATTTAGTGAATCATGAAGATTTATGAGACATTTTGAGTCTTCTTGTGTTATTGCTATACTTTCCCCTGTCAGGAATCTATGAATTATAGTTTTTTCGTCCTTTATAGATTCTTGGAGGGTAGCTATTAGAGAATTTATAGGTTTGTTTTCTATTTTTATTATTTCTTCCTGAACAGGGGTCAAACCGCTTTCAGAATCATCATTTTTTTCAAGGTATAAATTTTCACAAATATTTACATATCTTTCAGCCATCAGTTGGTATAAACGATCATTCAATTCCTCTTTTAAAGAGGAAATAAATATCGACTCTTTTCCAGTCGTTATTTCATTGATTATTTTACCTAAATTTAGTCCCATTTACCTTTGTCCTTGCTGACCCTTCTGTCCTTGCTGACCTTGTTCTTCAGGAGGTGCCATCTGCTGTTGCATCATTTGCTGCTGCATCATCTGTTCTTGTCTGATGGCTAACTCTTGTTCCATCTCTGCGTTCATTCTCACTATGTCCTGATCGTCTTGTTTCAACAAAGTCTTTCTGATATACTCTTCAGAGAAATACTTTCCTACCATAGGATCTACGGTCGAAAGGATTTCCATTCTTTCCCTTAGTATCTCTGCTTCTTTCAACTCATCAAAATAAGAGTCACGATTGTAAACAAATGCGATGTTTTGATTAATATCTTCCCAATCCCTATCACTTATGATTCCTTTGAGAAGTAATTGAGTTCTCAAAAGACTGGCAAACAATACAGAAAATCTATTTCTTAATCTATCTATGAACTTATAAAACTTTACTTCATCACGGGTTATCTCAGCGGCTCTACCCATGTTGAACCCTGTTTCAGGTAACATACGGGACAGGGGAACATTCAATGCTTGCCATAGTTTTCTTTGGAAATATTCAACATCCGTCATTTCTCCAAGATTTGCACCAGAATCCAGAGTGCTGATTTCGGTTCCACGACCACCTTCGCGTCTGGGCATCCAGAAATCTTCCAACATGGATTGGAAATTGCGATCATCTTTGATGGAGCCAGATGCCGGATCGTAAATAATTTTATTACGATAACGGTTCATGATGTCACGAACATATTGTTCTGCTTTTTGCTTCGGAAGGTTTCCAACGTCAACGTAAAACACTCGACGTTCCGGTGCTCTGGCTATACGGTAAATGACAACCGAATCTTCTATTTGCCTAAGCATGTTTAATGGTCTGATTACTTTTTGTAGATATCCGACCACACGACGAGTAGATGCATCCACAATTCCTGAGTGAACGTAGCAGATGCTATCTGTTGAGAATTTAACACCAGTAGGAGACGTAGGAATCATTGCTTCTCTATCCGTGTCCGTATAGATGTAAAATTCTTCAACTTTCTTTACTACAGGAAGAACCATGTTAACATTTGGATCAACTCTTTTTCTTTCTTTTTCAATTTTTCTTACTTTTTTGATCTTGATCGGATCAATCGGAATAAGATCCAATATTCCCAGTTGAGGGTTATTATTGTCTATTTGAATAAAATAATACAGTTTGCTGTCAATGTACCACTTACGAAATATATCGTATCCTCTGTTATTGAAATCCAGCAAATTTAAAAGATGATTAAATTCATTTTGAATTTTACCTTTAATAACATCTGAAAGAGGAACATTGTCCAGATTCAATCTGACAGGTCTCTTTTGAGTCCCGGGAACAATTGCATCATTTGTTATATCATCTATAGCCTTGTCAACTTCAGAATAAATCGACATGGATCTGTATTGTTGAATAAGAGCATTTTCATCTCTTACTGCACCGGAAAAGTCAACAAGAGTTCCTTGGACTCCACCTGTTTCTACAACATATGCGCCATCGTATTTGTCGCCAGATACAACTTGAGGTTGTGGTGGAAGGGTATCGGGTGTACCATCCGCACGTTTTCGTCCGATAGAAAATCCAAAAATTTCAAGAGGCATAGTTTATAACTCCAATTATTTTAATACTTCAAACCAAGAATATTCCAAAGTTACGGCAAAGCTAGTTAATGTTTCATTTTCTTCCATACTCAGTGCAATAGGACCAACTTCGGATGGCCAACAATATTTGAGTTGTATTTTTTTCACTGGGTTTCCATTTATATCTAAATGCTCAACTGACCAGTCTTTCATTTTATCAGTCATATCAGGATTTGTTGTTTGACTTATATTTCCTGCATGAGTGTTGAATAATTGTGACCAATCATGAAATTGCTTCCATAAACCAGTAGAATTATTGCCAGTTATATCATCGAGAACAGATATTTGCCAAGAAGCATATGACCTATTGCCGGGCATTTTAAATGCTCTACCTCTGTATGGGACTAAAATTGGGGTTATTGATGACGAAGGCAATGATGTAGATTTTACATGAAAAGTTAAAGTAGGTGTTTGGTTTCCAACCGATCCAGAAACTCTGAATCTGTTGTTTCTTAGACCACCGTTGAAGTTTGAGATAAATCCAGAAATTGTTTGAGGATTTGTTGCCATCTAGTTACCTTATGTATTGAGGTTTGTGAATCTCAAGTTTATGGTCATGATAGGAATAGCTGAAGTTATAGTCACATCGGCGACGAATCCATTCTGTGCAATTACTGCCGGGGTATTATTACTTTCATCACAAACTACGGTATAGTCTGTCAATCCACCGGAAGACAATGCTTCATCCAAAATGGGTTCAACGTTATTAGTAAAAGATAATCTGGTTATTTCATTATTAAATTCAAACAGATATCTCTTGGCAATAG